ATACCACTCCTTGTATAGTATACTTATATATGCGTCCATAAACAAACGGTACCGTCATTGACAAACCAGTTACATTAGATACGTTTGGATATCCATATGTATCTATACTCGATGCTGATGAACTAATAATTCTCGCCACTAAACCCCACGGCATACGCCAAGGTTTACTCCAATTACCTTCATCATAAATTTCAAATGAATGCGCATCAAGCAAAAAACTTAATGTTCCTTCTGGTGGCGAAGGAAGTAGCGAAGCACGTTCTGCTGCATTAGCAAATGTTGAGTTAAAAGAAGAAAATACCCACGCCGTACCATTCCATAAAAATTCAAGATTTGTGTCAGTTTCGTAAAGCCTAACGCCTTCGTCGTCGGTAGTCATTGTCGGGCGAGTAGTACTTGTGGCGATAATCTTTTCTTGTACTTGCCATTTTGTGCCAGTCCACACACGAACCAGTTTAGTGTCTGTTTCGTAAATAGATTTACCAGCATCTGGAGCAGTTAATGTCGGGCGAGTAGTACTTGTGACGATAATATGAGCTGCGCCAGGAACACCTTGAGGACCTCTAACAGATCCAGCATTGATAGGTGTTCCACCTCTTGTGGTTAAAATAAGATTATCACCAACTACATCACCATCAATAATAGTAGCCGCTTCCATTTCTTCCATACGTTCAGCAGTTAAACCGGTTACGGTAGCCATATATCCTCCTCATTCTTATCACTACTCTCAATTGTATAACTATCCGCATCAATATATTCTGCAGAATCAGAGATGATTTGGAACGTAGTCTCATCGAGCATAGAAAGAATGCCCGGCGTTCTTACCTCAGCAGTCCAAGTACCATCCTGGTTATCAAATATAATGAGACGGTCCCACTTCCTAACAAACGTGGAAAGACTCTGAAGTGAAGGAAGAATTGGGTCGTTGGTTTCGTCACCATATAGAATGGTTTGAATGTCGAAAAACAAACTTGAATTCATTCTACGACTATCTATAACTACATGAGAAGCATGTCGAAAATTGGCAATAGGCTCTGGGACTGACGTAACCGACCACTCAAACTCGATTGGCTCCATTTCATCACCAAGAGTTTGAAAAGTTGCTGCAGAAGGAACCGCCGTTAAATTGTAAAGAATGTGAATCTTTTGCCCCGCTCCAAGTCCCGAAATATCATCACCAACCTCGGTTTGGTACGATAGGCCGAACCTACGCTTTGGTTGATTCGAAACGTAAAAGCCGTCCTGGTCTTCAAGACTTCCTTCATAAGGTAAAAATTCTTCTGGGTAAGTATACGCACGAATGATTGCGCTAAAATCACCAAGAGTCACAACGTCGTTAAACTTAACTCCGTCGAAGTAAATCGGCTCTACGCTATCGTCAACGCTTTCTTCAACAGCAATAAGCCCATTCCAAGGAACACCAACTCTGTTTTCTTGATAAAGTACTCCTTTAGACACACCGGCTTCATATAAGCGATCGCCTACTTGATCCCAAACAATTGCTGCCATTTCACCTCCCATCAACCCTTAGTGTTGTATTGCGCTCTTCGTTGGGCATTCAGATCACGATTTCTTCTAGCGATCTCCCCACGAGACATCTTCTTCGGAGGAGACGCTTTAATGTTACAGATTCGAATTAAAGCAAAAAGTCGATTCAAATGCCATCGTTCGCATTCAAATGGGATTGTAAATGCCACCATCCAGTAATAAATTAGTTCAGATGTGATAACTTCCCCGACACCCTTACGTTCTGGCATCGTTCCAAAAGTAGTCGCAGATTCTGAAGAATCAACATACTCATTAATTTGTCGAATGTCAGTCTGCGACAACCTTTGGAAGATGTCCTCCGGATAATCAGGAGTGAGAATCATGGCTAGGATGTAATCAACCGTCTCTTGCATAGTTTTCTTTTCACTAGTCAAGAAGGGTTTTTTGTATTTCGACTCCCATTTTGACAAAGATAGTAAAGAATGCTCTAGCTCTAAATCGATATTATCGACAGATTCAAAAGTCTCTGTTTCCTCGTTGAAATACTCTGTTCCGATAATAGTAAGCTTAAGCATTCTAAATCCTTAAGGAGTTTCGAAGAGTGCAATCACTTCGTCGGGAGTAGGAAGGTTTGCAACAGCAACACCGCCGTACAACTCCTCCTCGAGAGCAGTAAGATCTGCTGGGTCTACCACAGTCGAATCGATAACAATGATCGAGGTCGGCTTGTATCCCGTCACGGGGACAGGGTTAGTGGAGATCTCCCAGCTGAAGGTAATGGCCTCTGGCGAGTCGTTAATGGTGTTATAGGCCTTCTCCGAAGGAGCAGCGCTACAACCGTAAACGAGGTGAAGCTTGTAACCGTTTTCCTCACCAAGGACGTCGTTACCAAGACGAGTTCGATAAGAAAGACCGAACATCTTTCGGGTCTGCTGACCAACCGAAACACCAGGCTCCGGAGTAACCAGACCATCGAACTGAGCAAACTCGTCAGGGTAGGTGAACGCCTCGAGCGTGGCTCCGAACTCCTCAGCCGAGATGAGGTTGAGGTACTTAATGTTGTCGGCGTAGATGGCGTTGGCCTCAGCCCCACTAGGACTCTCTGTGACAGCAGTAAGACCGTTCCAAGCAACGCCAGTAGCATAAACTCCAGAAACATCTGGAACATAGAGAACGCCGTGGTCTACACCAGTCTCATAGAGACGTTCTCCGACTTGATCCCAAACAAGTGCAGGCATTGGTTCTTCCTCCTAGAAGAAAAGTTTGAAAACATCATGATTGAGGTTTTCAGCGGTATAAAACCGATCGAACATACATAAAGGTAGTTCGGCAACTTTATCCGGAATGACACTATCTGGATTTCGATCAATCACCGTTACTTGATAACGCTTTCTACGAAAATATGGTCTATCATCAGCAAATCGGCTTGTTTCAAAATCTCTCTGATAGACAATGCACGGATAATCCATACTAACAGTGGGTGGAGGTTGAAAATATACTTGATCGTTTCCAAGAATTTCTACTAAAAGTTCTTGAAGTTCAAGCCGTGGGGCCATTGTACACACTCCCAAGACTAAGAATGAGTCGAGGGCTCTTGACTTCCACAGTTGTGACAGTCCACAGAACCCCCGCCCATTGCACGTATTTGATTTTAAAGAAGTGTTTAATAGCGTAGTCATCAGAAACAATGCTTATTGAATTACCGACCGTGATGTCGTCATTTAGACTTTCACCAGGTTCTAGTTTTCTCGTGTTTCTGATGACGTCGCCGTAATATTCAACCTCAGTAATAGTGTCAATCCACACACCAGAGCCAGATGGATTTTCAATGGAATCGCCGTAACCAACTTTTCCAAAGAATCTCATCTTAACTCCTTAGATTAAGCAACCGGACGAGTGAAGTCCCAAGTGTCGTTCTCGCTGCTGGCGAAGTGGTAACCAGAAGCCGGCACCGCCACGACGTTCAAGGTTGCACCCTCAGCGAGAGCGGCCTGAGCGCCTGCAGTAAGCGTTGCGTCCGTGTCAGCGTTCTTGTACACAACGCCAGTCACGGTCGGAATGGTAACCACACCAGTTTCCTCAACGAAGCTAGGCATCGTAGGAGCAACCAGGTCCGAATCAGCAGCAGTCAACCTAACGACCATCGCCGACTTGGGACGAACCAAAGCTCCAGAACACCTGGTCTCGATCAGGTACTTGTACTGGTTGTAGTCGATGTCGAAGTCGTCGAACAGAGCGACCTGACCACCCTTGTCGGCACCAATGACGTAGTCCGTCATGTTGACAAGAATAGCGGCAATGTCAGGCTCGTCCTGAAGAACCTCAACCGCAACGATACCACTAACCCGAAGCTCAGTAGCCAGCTGGTCAAGTGAAGTATAAATACGACGACCAAGCGTGTCCTTCAGAAGAAGGAACTGAGCAATAACGGTTTCGGTGGTGTACATCGTCGGCTGACCAGTACCACGGTAGTACTGACGGCTCATGACAATAGCGTCGACGATTTCCTGAGACGAAGAACTAGCGTCTCCGGTGTTGACGTTGACAGTGATCGTGTAGAAATCATCATCCTTAGCGATCGGGCGGATGTTGGTCTCATTGATCTTGTCTTCGTCACCAGGGTCACGGCCATCGCCGATAAGGACTGCTCGTGCGAGCTCCTCATCGAGCATGACACGCATCTCGCCCTTCATCCACGCCACGACGTCGAAGTCAGTGATGTCAATGATGTCATCACGGTCCAACTTCTGCTTCTTATAAATAGTCTGAGGGGTGGTGACTCGACGAGACGTTCCGAAGAACTCTTCCTTCTTCAGATTACCCTTGATGTAACCCTTGGCTCGAGCATCCTCGAACGTGAGGTCAGCCGTGTGGGTCTTGATGCGGCTGAAGGGAGTCTTACGGGCCCCAGAAAGGACGCCATTGACCCACTCCATACGCCGGGCGTAGAATTCCGGCGCTGCAGTCATTGCAGTAGCTTCTGGGAAGAGAGTCTCAATGTCATTGATGCCGTGAGAAAGGGCATAGCCCTCAACGGCCTGCTTCAGAGACCCATTCTTGGTTGCATCAGCTACAATTTCTTTAATATCCGAGTGAGAAAGAACAGAAGAAGTTTCCTTCTCATCCTTTTCGAAGACGTTTCGGGTCATTTCTTTACCTTCCTGATCGTCGTCAAGATTACTCTGTTCGACACTACCGTCGGTGGAATCAAGTGCTTGCCCAAGCATAAAGTGAAGAACTTCCTTCTGCTTATCAGTCATAGTGTCATAAACGTCTTGGACCGTCTCTTCGTCTTTATCTTCTTCATCTTTGTCTTCGTCTTTATCTTCATCATCTGAGTGCTTAAGCTCAAGCTCAACACCAGTGTAGATGATTGCTTCGTCATCCAACAGAGTCTCATCTCCGTCAGAGTGTCGAATAGTGACATTCTCGATGAGGGCGCCGGGATTGGCTCCGGAAAGAACGAGACTTACCTCACGAATAGCGCCGTGAAGGACTCGACCGGATCGTTCCACAAGCTCGTTTGCCCAGATGGACAACATGTTGATGTCACCGTGTTCGAGAAGGCCCTTAGTGTGAAGAGCACGAGCCGACTCATTGAAATACCCATAGGTGTAAACACCATCATCACGGTTCTCGAGAATTGCATGACCCAGAACATTCTCGGGGTCTGTGTGTCCATGCTGCCAAACAAGAGGAACCCTCATCTTGTCCTGATGTTTGAACGCACCAGGCATGATGGTTCGACCATCAGAGCATTTAAGCCCAGCCTTAGTTGCGTATCCGCTGAAGTCCGCTTCCATTTTGACCGTTCCTTTCTAAAGTGACCGGTCCCGAAACACTCTTTTCATCTACTGGCTGTGGCATGTTACTATTAGTTAGTTGATCTGCTTTGGGATCCGTTGAAGGTGGAATACCCATAAACCCCCTGATTTCGTTTGCTGTCAGAATCTCATTTCGAGTAAACTTATCAGCAATCTCAGCAATGTCATTAACAGGAACAAGCTTGAATGGGTCACGGAAGTACTTAATTCTGTGATTAGCACTAGTACTCACTGGCCCAAGAAACGCTCGCTGCATAGACTCAACAGCAGCATCAAGAATAGGTTTGATCGTACGAATGTAATAGTTGATCATTGCTGATTCTTGGGCAGTACCGTTCATTACCTCTTCGGTAAGACCGAGTTGGTTATACAACAATGCGGTAAGATACTCAACTTGCTTTAAGAGGTTGTTCTCACTAGGACGATTAAGCTGAGTAATCTTTTCGGTGCCATCAATGTAGGCGATGCCGTATTGGCTTCCCCTCAATTGAAACTCGATGTCTGTTCGACGAGCTTCTGCTGCTTCACGACGAGCTTCAGACTTGATCACATAAGGAAGCTGAATGATGACATCCAATCTTCCAGAACTAGACTGTTCGTCAACAGCATCCAACAAAGAAAGTTTTCTGATCAATCTTTGAAGGGTAGAGTTCGGCTCGTTCATAACAGCATAAAGTGGGTTCTCAATGATCGCACAAAAGCGCTTTTCAAGAGTAATTTCTTCTCTTTTACCCTTGTTTTCGTTATAAACGCTAAGTCTAACATGTCTTGGATACCAAGTGATGACCTCTCCGACCCGCAAACTATAAATGTCAAAGATGTCATTAGTTTGTGGATTCCTAGAGGTATCAACCGGAACAACCACCGCAACACCCTTATCAAAGAGTGTCATCGCAAGATCTTGTCTAAAAGCCCTAGGCGATTGGTCAATGTTTGGTTCCAGCGTAAAACAATCATTCAAAGAACTCTCAACATCATCCAAATAATGGCCATCTTTATCTGTTTTAGTGTGCCTAATAGGAAGATCGGAGACGTCAATCGCAATTCGTGTATAAATCGAAGAAACGATAGAACGCTCACTGTAATAAACGGTCCTAGACCTAGATGGAGACTGGCCGCCGTAATAACCACCACTTAATCCAAAATCTAGATTGGCGTATTCTTCTTGACTATTTCGAAACGCATTAAAGGCCTTTCGCACTCGATCTAGAATCGGCAAGATAAATCACCTCCTCGATTTGTCATTCAAACGCCTCCTTGTTTGCCTTATAAGCAACGTAGGCATCCATCATGGCAGAAACATTATCGATCTTTTCTTCCGCTCGCTTCTTGAGAAGCTTACGATTGCCATTAGTGTCTTCCAATGTAACTGCGTTGCCCATAGCAAACGACATCAATTCTTGGTCGAAGATGAGTTTTCTTTCTTCTGCTAGAATTTTCAACTCACCAAGAGGAACCGATTCTGTTCTAGCTCCTTGAATGACTTTTTCAATGCCAAAAGATCCGTTTTCGATTTCCCATCGGGTAACAAATTCTTTGGCATTGTACGGATCGAAACCAAAACAACGAACGTCGTATTCGTTCTGTTGAATGAAGGTATCAAGGTCATCATAGACCTGCATCATGTCAAGAACTGTTCCTTCAAGAACATGAAGGCTACCTTCTCGAATAAATTCTTCGTATTTCTGTCTCATTGCTCCAGGAAGCTTCATCAAAGTCAAATCAGTGATGTAACTTCGAGTTTTAACACCAAAAGAGAAGTTTTGGAACGGAAACAAGAGGGTAAACGCACAAAAGTCGTCACCCTGAGAAAGGTCTGCTCCTAGAGCACATGGAAGACCCCAAAATTCTCTCATTGGATGAGTAAGTGTCTCTTCATATGTAAAGAAGTAGGTATAACCCTCCATCGGGATACCAAACCTCTTTGCGAGGATGTCGTTTCTGGCCGCAGGGGCTTTTTCGGCTCTTTCAACATCCAAATGATAGACATCATACGTAACAGTCTTTCCAAGATTCGGATTAGCCTTGATCCACATCTCCGGACTGGCTACTTCTTCAATTTCGTCGAGCTTGTAATGCCAAATCGAAATGTGTGGAGCTTGATACTCTCCTCGAAGGATCGTAGCAAGTTCCATTTTGATTGTATCTCCAGAACCAT